CCTGACTTGACAAGGGGGTTAAAAAAATGGCACTACATACTATGACATGGTCCTATACAAACATTAATAGCTGAAAAGGTTCGATATGGCTAAGACACCTGCATGGACACGAAAAGAAGGAAAGAATCCTAAGGGTGGATTAAATGCAAAGGGTCGTGCCTCATATAAGGGTGGCACATTAAAAGCACCAGTTAAGAGTGGTGACAATCCTAGACGAGCTTCTTTTTTGGCTCGTATGGCAGGAATGAGAGGTCCAGAGAAAGATGCTAAAGGCAAACCTACTAGATTATTATTATCGCTTCGTGCATGGGGTGCTTCAAGTAAAGCAGATGCTCGTGCAAAGGCTAGAGCAATATCAAAACGAAATAAAGCAAAGAAAAAGGCTTGACGAAACTAAAAGAAAAGTTGAAGTATTAAGGAAACAACTTAACGAAAGGAAGAAGCAAATGTATGGTAAAAAGATGTCATCACCTAAGAAGAAGCCTAGTGGTTTAAGTGCAAAGCAAAAGACACTACCTAAGTCTTTACAGAAAAAAATTGTAGCCTCAAAAGGTAAAAAGAAGTAATGGCAGTTAATGCAGCAGGTAATTACACCAAGCCTTCAATGAGAAAGGCTTTGTTTAATAGGATTAAAGCGAGTAACAAAGGAGGCAGATCAGGTCAATGGTCTGCTCGTAAGGCACAGATGTTAGCCAAACAATACAAAGCAAAAGGAGGTGGCTACAGATGAAGAAGGCACTAACCCCAAGACAAAAAGAAACATTAAAGAAACACAGCAAACATCATACCTCAAAGCATATGACCAGTATGAAAAAGGATATGATGGCAGGTATGTCGTTTACAGCTAGTCATAAGAAGGCTTTAAAAAAAGTTGGTAAGTAATGGCACTCGCTAAATCACAAAGGTCGCTTCGTGCTTGGACAAGACAAAAGTGGAGAACGAAATCAGGTAAACCTAGTACACAAGGGTCAAAGGCAACTGGCGAACGTTATCTACCTGAGAAAGCAATTAAGGCTTTATCTTCCAGTGAATACTCCAAGACTACGGCTCTTAAACGCAAAGCAATTAGAGCAGGTAAACAAGTATCTAAACAGCCCAAAAAGATTGCAAGAAAAACGAAAAGCTATCGATCTTATTCATAGGTTAAAACAATGATGAATATATACTTTGAACTATTTAAATTTTTTAATAAGTTAGGTAATTATTTTTATAATAAATACTGTAGGGCATTACACAACAAACAAGTGAATCGCAAAACAAGAGTTGTTAAATGACATTCTTACATACTTTAAAGGTTGAAGAGAGACGAATACTTCGTGAAGTTGTGAAACGAGTTCACCTGAAACACCACCCTGAACAATTCTGTACTGATAGGGAAGCCGACAAAGTAATAGCAGTTATCGGTCCTGAAACTGTAGATACTCTTTTGAGAGTCGGAGTTAATACTAAAATTGATAGAGTTTAAATACAAACCTGATGGTCAAGTCATAAAAGACTTTATGAAAGATAATACTTTCTTTCGTGGCATCAGAGGTCCAGTTGGTAGTGGCAAGTCTGTTGCTTGTAGTATTGAGATATTCAGAAGAGCATTGATGCAGGAGAAAGATAAGAATGGCAAAAGAAAAAGCAGGTGGGCGATTATCAGAAATACAAATCCACAACTCCGTACCACAACGATTAAGACTTGGCTTGATTGGTTTCCTGAAAATGAGTGGGGAAAGTTTATGTGGTCTGTACCATATACACATTTTATTACCCAAGCTGACTTGGAAATGGAAGTCATATTCCTTGCACTTGACAGACCTGAAGATGTTAAAAAATTACTTTCGTTAGAACTTACTGGTGTATGGGTCAACGAGGCTAGGGAAATACCTAAGTCAATTATTGATGCTTGTACTATGAGAGTTGGCAGATATCCTAGTGTAAAAGATGGTGGTGCATCTTGGAGTGGTGTTATCTGTGATACTAACAGTCCTGAAGAAGATCACTGGTGGTCAATCATGAGTGGCGAAGTTCCAGTACCAGACCATATAACTTTGGAAGAAAGTCGTATGTTGGTTAAGCCTGATAACTGGCAGTTCTTTACACAACCTAGTGGTATGCTTGAAGAGAAAGATGAAGATGGTTCTGTCACTGGATATAAGCCAAACAAAAATGCAGAGAACAGACATAACATATTAGAATCATACTATCCTAACTTGGTACAAGGAAAGACTAAGAGTTGGATAGATGTTTATGTAATGAATAGGCTTGGTAGTATCCAAGATGGTAAGCCAGTTTATAATATGTTTGTAGCTGATACCCATGTTGCAAAAGAAGAAATACCAGTAGCAGATGGTGTGCCACTATATATTGGATTAGACTTTGGTCTTACACCTGCTGCAGTCTTTGGTCAAAAGGTAAGAGGCAGATGGAATATACTACAAGAGATTGTAGCTTTTGATATGGGTATTGTCAGGTTCGCAGAATTGTTACGAGCAGAAATAGCAACACGATATGCAAACTGTGAGGTGCATATCTATGGTGATCCTGCAGGAGACTTTAGATCGCAGACAGATGAATCGACACCTTTTCAGGTTTTAAGAGGTGCAGGATTAAGTGCCAGACCTACAACAAGTAATGATGTTGCCTTAAGAATTGAGTCTGTGGCATCTGTGCTAAATAGAATGGTTGATGGCTTATCAGGAATTTTGATTGACTTTAGGTGTAAAGAATTGGTAAAAGGGTTTGAGGGTGGTTATCAATATAGACGTATGCAGGTTTCAGGTGAACGATATGAAGATAAACCTCTCAAAGACCGATACTCACATATCCATGATGCTTTGCAGTATTTGATGTTGGGGTCAGGCGAAGGAAGGCAGGTACTAGGCATGAACAAAAAGATTGAACCTTTTAATGCAAGAGTAGAATATGATGTCTTTAATCGTAGACCAAAGCAACAAAAAAGGCAGGGTCTATGGGCAAGAATGTAAGGAGTTAAATATGTGTTTACCTAGAAGTAGTCCAAAACCTCCTCCTCCTACAGTAGAAGAGAAAGAAGAGGAAATGGAAAGAGAAGCAGTAAAAGAAATTGAAACTGAAAAGAGAGCAGATGCTCGACAAGATGTGCTTGAAGAAAACATAACTCGAAAAAGAAAAGGTAGTGGTAGACGATCTTTGCTTAGAGGTTCAGGTGGTGGCATAGGTTTCTACAACGAATACGATAACTAATGCACGAAAAAACTGTAAGTAAAATGCTGCAAAGCTACGAAAAAGCTAAGTCTGTACGACTTGAGTTTGAGGATCTTTATGATGAGATCTTTGAGTTTTGTTTGCCACAACGTCAGGGATTTAAAAACTTTAGTGCAGGTGAAAGACGAGATGACAAGATTTTTGATGAGACTGCTGTTGTTGGTATTCAAGAGTTTGCATCAAGATTACAGTCAGGACTAACTCCAAACTTTGCTAGATGGGCAGACTTTGTTACTGGTCAGGAAGTACCTGAAGAAGAAAAAGATGACGTTAATAATGCACTTGATGGTGTCACTGATTATGTATTTGAAATACTGCAGACATCAAACTTTGCTCAAGAGATACATGAATGTTTTATAGACTTGGCACTAGGCACTGCAGTTCTTTGTGTTATGGAAGGTGATGCAGTTAATCCTATAAGGTTTCAATCAATACCATTACCTCATGTAGTTTTAGATACTGGACCTGATGGCAAGGTCGATCATGTGTATCGAGAACGTATGATTAAGAATGAAGATATACCAGTTGCTTATCCTAATGCAGTTTTAACTCCGCAGATTGCAGAAAGAATAACAAGAAATCCTGAAAGTAAAACAAAGATACTTGAGGTGTCTTGTAGATTATATGATGATCCTAATGAAGAAAAGTATGGATACTATGTCATAGATGTAAATGACAAAGCTATGATAATGACAGAGATCTATACTGGTGTAGGATCAAATCCATTTATTGCATTTAGATGGAGCAAAGCCAGTGGTGAAATTTATGGCAGAGGTCCTGCATTAAATGCACTTAGTGCAATTAAAACTTGTAACTTAACTATAGAAATGATTTTAGAAAATGCACAGATGTCTATATCAGGCATCTATCAGATTGATGATGATGGTGTAATTAATGTTGATACAATCAACCTAGTTCCCGGAACTGTCATTCCTAAAGCACCAAACTCACAAGGGTTGCAACCAATAAGATCAGCAGGATCGTTTGATGTGGCTAATCTTATTTTAAATGATATGAGAAATAATATAAAGAGAGCTTTGTATAATGATATGTTAGGTGATCCCAATAGAACACCTGCATCAGCTACAGAAGTTGCAGAACGTATGGCAGATCTATCTCGTAAGATAGGATCAGCATTTGGTAGACTGCAATCTGAGATGGTGCAACCATTATTACAAAGAGTTGTCTACATATTACAGAAGCAGGGTCGGATAGAAATGCCGACAGTTAATGGTAGAGAAGTAAAGATTCGTAGTGTTTCTCCCCTAGCACAAGCACAATCCAATCAGGATATTGTGTCACTGAATAGATTTCTACAAACTGTGGCAGGATCATTCGGTCCTGAGATTTTGAATATATTAATATCTTCAGAAGAAACTGCATTGTATCTAGCCAAGAAGTTTGGTGTACCTGATAACTTAATAAGAGATGCAGACGAAAGACAGCAGTTAGTACAGATGGCACAGCAAGTACAACAGATGCAACAACAAGGAGAGTTACCAAATGCCTCAACACTTGGGGGTTGATGGATATCCAAGACCTAAAGAAAAAGACGAACAAATTTCTAAAGTTATTGACTCAGTATTTAAAACTCCTAATGGCAAGGAGTTGTTACAGTATTTGCGATCAATAACTATTGATGCAGTGAGTGGTCCTAACATATCTGATCCTGAACTAAGACACCTAGAGGGTCAAAGATATTTAGTGGCTTTAATAGTAAAACGAATCAATCATGCAATGAGGTTAAAACAATGAGTGAAGAACAAGCTACACCAACAGAATCTGCTACAGATACCCCAACAGAAACTACTGCACCTCCAAGTGTTACTGAGTCTGTAGCAGAACC